GAATGAACACAACGGAATCATCTCAGCCATTTTCAACTGCAGGTTCGGTTATTAAGACATCAACAGACGGCGCTGTATGGTCTAACGTTGCAACAACTAGTTTTGGAACCAACGCAGTTACAAATATTGCGTATGGAAACGATACTTTTGTTGCGGTGGGTGGTGGAAATACAATTGCCACCTCCCCAGGAACAAGCGGAACAACGTGGACCCAACGAACAAGCCCCGCTACTGGAACCAATGCGTGGGGGACTTTAACATTTCAAAACAATATTTTTGTTGCGGTAAATACGGCGGCAAGAGCATATTACTCATCGGATGGAATTACGTGGTCGTTAGGGGCGCAAATTGCTACTACGGGGCTGACTGCAACTAGTAATGCTGGAGACCCTAAGGGAAATATTTTTTACATTGCAAACAACCCAACAAGTGCAAAGTGGTTGCATTCTTATGGTCAGACCTTTGCTACGGGGTCCCAGACCCACTTTCAGATTTATCAGGACATTACAAGCAGCGGAACAATAAGTCAAAGTTATGCAACAGATCAGTCTGGTAGTTATGGGGCACAATGGATTCCAGAAGATAACAAACTTCTTGTTACCGTTTCAAGTAATTCATCAACTGGTGCCTCTGGTCACGCAAGTGCGCTTGATGCAAGCAAACCAGTTTCTCCTACTGAAGGTGGCGTACTTCCTGATGCAATTTTGCCTGCTGGTATATTCTTCCCATCTGTACTCCCGCGTCTTGGACAGGTTAGTATTGGGCAAACATCAGCGTCATCAGTACTCTCACAGTTTGGAACCCTTTATACCATTACTACTGGTGCTAGTAGCATTAATACTAAAAAGGCTCGATATATTTACAACGATGGGTATTACAACTGTCTGTATGTTAGTGCTGGAATTTTGCCTGATAACACAAATTATGGAGGTATTTATTACCAGCCAACAGTAAATGTTGCATTCAGTGCAGATAATCATTCTTACGCTGAGTCTGTCCAAATCATTGGTAGTGGAACTGTTCCACAAGGTGGAAACTCAACCCAGGGATCAAACCTAGGAACAAGGCAGGGTGGATTCGAAAGGGCAATTGATATAAAATTTAAAGGAAACTCATACATTTTCTTCAAATGGTACGACAGCAGTCTTTCTAGGGCGCACGGATATTTTGTAGGAAAAAGGTCAGTTAGACCGCTTCGGACAACGATTGGACTTGGTGTTTGATAATGTATACATATGAAATTAACGGACTAGTAGCAATTATCTATAAGGATGGGGTTAATGTAAATCAAGTTGGACCTTGGGATATAAACAATCCGAACGGACCAAAGATTTGGGCGGAACAGTTTTGCGAGGGTGCAAACAATCCGCCCCCAGCGCCAGAGCCAGCCCCAGAAGAGACGCCTGAGTGAATATGGAAGAAGTAGAACAGGATTGCGGATGCTAATCTAGAAAGGAGACAATTGTGGTAAGGCTTGCAACCATTTTAGCCTTGACACTGCTTCTTTCTCCAATGGGCGCACTCGCCCTTGAGGACACGGACGAGTGGGATCAGCAGATCGACAGCAACGGGACAATCACGCTGACCGAGGGGGCGATCCTGATCCAGGGAAGCGATAACGCTGGGCCTGGGTACCCATGGCTGAACACGGTAACCAGCCTGACCACCGACTCATCCACCGGCGAGACGGTCTCGTTCGGCTGGGCGTACTGGACAACCGACGGCGCGGTCTATGATCGAGCGCAGATGCTGCTCAACGAGAGCTGGGTTGACCTTGCGATCTGGAATCAGGGCGGCTACGACCCTAAGCAACAGAGCGGCATCCAAGAGGTCTATATCACCACTGGCGGAATCTTCGGATTCCGAATTATGAGCATTGACTCCTGCTGCGGGGCTGGATTTCTGCAAATCAACAACACAACGTGGGTTGTAGGCCCTGCGCCAACGCCCACACCAACGCCGGAGCCTTCAATTGATCCAACTCCAGAACCGAGCCCAACGCCAGAGCCAACGCCAGAGCCAACGCCAGAGCCAACGCCAGAGCCTACGCCAGCGCCGACGCCTGAGCCGACTCCGGAGCCTACGCCAGAGCCGACTCCTGAACCAACTCCTGAGCCAACAGTAGAGCCGGAGCCAACAGATGAGCCAGAGCCGACTGCCGAACCCGAACCGTCGGAGGAGCCAACAGAGGAGCCTGAGCCGACTCCTGATCCTACTGACGAGCCTAGCCCTGAGCCTGAGCCTAGCGTTGACCCTTCTCCTGAGCCAACTGACGAGTTGCCAACTGTAGACGAGGTAGCAGAGGCTGTAGGGGAAGCGGTGGATGCAGCGCTGGAATCAGTGGCAGAGGTTTTTGACAATATTATTGCAATTACAGAGATCGGTAGTGACCTAGATGAAACAGAAAAAGAAGACGCGCAGCCAGTTGCAACAGCAATTGTCGCAAGTCAAATCGCAACATCAGCAGCAGCCTCAGCAGTTCGCTCAATGGGCGGAACGCCAAGTAGTGGCGGCGGTGGAGGTGGCGGTGCGGGTGGTATGGACAAACCTCGCAGCAATCAAAAAGGAAAGCAACGTGATTAAAAGAATTATCCTTGATTTAATTGGTGGAGCCTGGACAGTTCTCGGGCTTTTGTTCGCGGTGGTCGTTCTCCCCGAGGGGGGCACGCAGACCACGATGGCAACACTATTCGTTCTCCTTACTCTTGGGTGGCTCGTCACCGGTCCACTACGATGGAAGGAATAAGATGAAATTTAAGGTCAAGTCACAGCTGGACCACGTAGAGAAGGGCGGCATCCTAGACGACTGTGGGCCGTCCAGCACGGCAGCTGCCGTCGCGTGGGCATCTGCATATAAGTTCGATCCGTCTGCAGGAGATGCAATTAAGGCCAAGGCAAAGGCAACTGGGTTTATCGAGAAAGAAGGCGTGTCCGACAACGGATCGTCCTTAGGGGATCTTATTAAAACAGCCAAGGAGCTCGGCGCAAAGGCTCGCTACGCAAAGTCGTGGGACGATGTCGTCCTATCGGCCCATCGCGGCGCGGGCCTTATTGTTTGGGTCCAGCAGGCTGTGGATTACCCTACCGTAGAGATAAGCGAGTGGCACAAGAAGTGGCAGAACTACTGGATTAAGAAGGATAAGAAGCACATCTCAGACGGCTACGGCCATATCACCGCAGCGGGCTGGGACGCAGTTGATGGTTGGCAGTGGGCGTGTCCTACTCGAAAGGGGAAGGGCAACGAGAAGTTCGGGGTCGTTGTGACCGAAGAGCAGCTCAAGCAGATTGCCGCGAGCAAGAAGAAGATCACTGGTGGCGCGGCTTATAAGCACGTCGTCATCGTGGAATGGAAGTAAGGAGTCAGAATGTATAGCGACATCAAGGCGGGTATCCGCTGGATAATTGACAACACTGGCGTAGACGAGGCATTGGTAGAGTTCTTCCGAACATTCATCACCGTCTCAATCTCGGTCGCACTTGGCCTGGGCATACCGCTCCTGGACATCAGTGGGGGAGACTTCCGCACGGTCCTATCGGCTGGTCTCGCTTCGGGTCTCCAGGTCCTGATCAAGTTCCTAGATCCAAAGAACACTTCGTTCGGGATCAAGGAGAAGTCCCCAGAGGACAAGGCTGCCGCAGAGAAGCAGTTCGATATTTAATCGTGAAGGTTATTGACCTTGCTCCGGTACTAACCGGATGCCATGTCTGCCGTAGCCCTCTGGCTGATCTAATAAGTCGCAGGATGCGCGAAGGGATGCCTGATACTAAAGTCAGCAAATGGCTTGAGTCTGAGGGTCAGTACGTAAGCCGGGTTACTCTAGGAAAACACCGACGTGAGCATCTGACTAGCGACTTTGAAAAGGCCAAGTCGGAAGCCATTAAGGTTATGGAGGACCGCAAGAAGACCCTCAAGCCTAATAAGGGAGTAGACCTGGCCTCCCTGGTCAGGGACTACACATTCTCGGCTGTAGAGGCTGGAGAACTGCTACCTACACTGGCAGAGGGCCTGAGGGCCCAGGAGATACTTGACAAGCGCTCTGAGAAGAGCTCTGACAGGGATCTGGCCATGACGCTAGCCTCTATCCTTGGCGGGTCTATGGTAATAGAGGGAATATCAACAACTATAGAGCCGGAACTAATTATGGAGGAGTCTAGTGCCTAAATCAGCAGCGTGGCAGCGTAAAGAGGGAAAGAATCCCAAGGGCGGCCTAAACGCAAAGGGTCGAGCCTCATACAAGGCGCAGACAGGCGGGACTCTGAAGGCTCCGGTAAAGGGTGGGGACAACCCGCGAAGGGCGTCATTCCTAGCCCGCATGGGTAACATGCCTGGCCCAGAGCGTGACTCTAAGGGCAAGCCTACACGGCTCCTGCTAAGTCTCCAGGCATGGGGAGCAAGCAGCAAGTCCGACGCCAGGAGCAAGGCTAAGGCAATCAGTAACCGGACGAAGACTAAGAAGGAATCTTGAACCCTGTTAGTACACAAACCGCTATCGATCTGGCTAGGGGCCGCAGTGATATCGAGTTCTTTGCTTCTCGCTGGCTCGGTATCAAAGGAAACCCAGGTCAAGTTGCCTGGTGGCAGGCCTGCGCAGATCGAGCGGACGATGGGTTCCGGCCACGGTACCTCACGACAGTCGTTTCCGCTGGCAATCGTGCCGGGAAAACTCTCGCGATGGCGGTCGTATGTATGCACCACGCACTCTACAAGCTTGGGATTAGACCTCCCGAGAAGGGAAATAATGCAGATGCTGGGCGCTGGATCAATGATCCGTACGAGTGGTATCACGTCGGGATTCAACAGGAGACTGCTGAACTGGTTCACCGGGAAATCGCTATGATCCTTCAGGGAGCCCACCAGGCACAGGGTGGACGTGGTTGCCCGCTAACAAAGGAGCTCGGCAAGGTGGCTGACTTCGAGAAGAAGTACCGTGGTGAGTATCTATGGATTAAGTTCAGCCCTGTGGTCGGTGGCGCCAGCATACACTTCAGGACCACACAGGACAAGGCCAAGGCCCTTCTGGGCAAGGACATGCAAGGGATCTCATTCGACGAAGCGGCCTTCGAGCCGCACCTTATAACCATCTACCAGGAAGTGCTCAACCTACGAAGGCTATCAACCGGTGGCCCGCTACACTTCATTGGAACCCCAACAGAGGGAATCAACGACTACGCTGACCTGTGGGAGATGGGCAATCCGGAGAACCCATCCAGGGACGACCAGTTCATATCGTTCAGGCTCTCGACCAGGGACAACATAGGATTCGGCCTACGTCAGGAAGACTTCGATGCCGTAGTCCGGCAGCAGGCAGAATACCTAGTACCGCAGAACATCGACGGATACTTCATAGAATCAAGGAAATCTTTCTTCTCTTCCCAGGGCATAGAGGCCAGTTTCGATACAACGCTAGAACTAGAGGATGCGCCAAAGTCAGCTCACCGTTATGTACAGGGATGTGATCCCGGTATTTCATCTGACGCAACATGGGCGCTAACCAT